GTCATTGACGTGGGATAAAGGCCAGCGTACTGAATTATGAGGCGGAACTTACTCTCCTCTTCACGATCTATGGAGTGAGAGTCAAACAGCCGGTGCAATACGGAGCCCCGTATTACACTGGTTGGATGGTGGGTTCCTTGACTCACCTCCCCGGTATATACCGGCGACACCTTGGATCTATCGGGAAAAACCTTATTCATGGCATTCATGATTATAGGGTAGGCCGGATGGGTGGGGTGGTTTTGGCATATGTCGGAGAGGGAGAGCCACTGGCCGTGGCGCCAAGATGGCTCAGCATTGACGGGCTTGGGACGTGCGGGCTGCTTCACAGCCTTGCGGGGTTGTGGATTTGCATCCACAGGTTTGGGTGCTGCCGGTTTGGCAGACTTTGGCTTTTGGTTTGTTTTGGTTTTGGTTTTTAATTTGTTATTATACATGGGTGCATTACGCGGAAAAATGCCTTGCGGCTTTGAAAAGTTTGTGGGTTTGTTGTAATGCGGCCGAAGGCCTAAGCGGTCGGTTTGAACAGCAGCGGGTCGCCTGACCCCGCCTAGGCTGTGGTGTTTAGCGCCCACCGCGGCGTTGTGCCTCTCGGCAATTAGGCGGTGCGCACCTGGACCTCCTCGAACTGGCTTAGGTTCTCGAAGTATGGTGCGTCACCAATGGACCCGACGTAGGCGAGGTTGTAATTCACCCAGTCGGTCGGCACGGTGTATGCCAATTTTGTGTCCAGGGGTACCAGGTCGCCCACACGGGCGAGTTCATCCAGATACCTCTCAACACGGATCTGCTCATCGCAGGACACTCCGAATCTCTCCATAACTAGAATTCGGCTGTCGTTAGAAATGTTGGTTTCAGGCAATTTCACCTTCAATGCATCGTAGGCCATCTTGTACCACTCCATGTCGTATTGACTTATTTTCCGTTCCTTCTCAAAGAATCGGTCCATTTCAACATGGGACGTGACGGCCAGTCCATACCTCGCCAAACTTGCCACAATTGGACAGTTTGGGTATTGCCATAGGAAGCTCAAGCTCTTCGCCCTGAGCAATTCCAGTTTGCGCCCTCTACGTGCCCCCACGTATTTGGCGCTCGACCAACCAAAATTTGCCAGTATCTTCAACGGGTCCGCAAGGGTATCATACGAACTTTCCGTGAAGATCTGTGAACAGAAGTCTGTCTCACTGATGTTGTGGGACAACTTGGGTGTGATCTGGCACCCTAAATTGTTCCACATTTCGAAGTCTGGCAGGTGTTCCGGATCAGTTGCAGATAATCCATCATCACCTTCGAAAAACGCGCGCCAAATTGCAATAACCCAATCCACCTGGGCCTCATGCATGATGAACAAGTACATCAACATGTTCATCAATCCGTTACCGATGCTTGTATTCATCTCCCCGGACATCCGGGCGGTTAAGCCACGCACAAGTGCATATTTGTAGCGCACTGTGTTTGGACTGGCTATAATAGCGCGGAAATCGCGCTCGAACTCATGCCGGATTGGGTGCTCTTTTAGCAGCTCCATCCAGCAGGACAGCTCCAGTTCAAGAAAGAATTCATCAAATGTCGATTCAAACTTGGAGTAGTCCGTCTCCAGAAACATCATTCCCGCGACGCATAGTCTGTCTACGATAAGCTTGCCTCGCTCGGACAGCGGGATTGCTTTAACGAAACATGGTAGTCGTTTTAGGAAGTAGGTCTCTAGAGCCTTGAAGACGGGGCCGAATCGCACCTTCCAGCCATCACGTCTTGCAAAAATGTTACGTGCAGTTTTGATCGCGACGTAAGTTTCATCCTTGATGAACCCGTCGCAGGTGTCGTGACCTAGATCTAGCCACACCGGCACATCTCTGAGCTCCTGTTTGCGAGACTCAGAGTAACTGCTATTATCGAGCCAGTATTCGCGACTCATGTC